ACGATCTAACCCTGATTGCGGCCGAGGCGATCAAGACGCTCGTCTTCGAACTCTTGACCGACGCCGGCGAAAGCGGTGTCGATCCTAAGGGCGCAATGAACCTTGCCAACGCCCTCCGTGCCGCTTGCCAGGCGCAGGGCGTCTCGACCACACGCAGGCAAAAGGTCGAGAAAGACTTTGCCGCAAAAGCCACTCAGGCCATTGACCAGGTCGCCAGGGCTGAAGGCTTCACGCAGGATACGGTTCGCGCCATCAAGGCCAAGATCCTCGGGCTTGACATATGAGCGCCGTCTCCGACCAGGACGAGTTCAAGATCGGCCGCGCCATAACCCAGGAGGAATGGCAGGAGCTGCGAACCGCTTCGCTTTACGGCCTGCCGCCTGAGCTGCAAGAGCTTGCGGACATCGATCATGTCGACGTTCTGCTCGGCTATCAGAAGCGGCTTCTCTCGGCGACCGCGATCCACTCCGTTGTCATTGTCGAAAAGAGCAGGCGCACCGGTGCCACCTGGGCGCTGGGGGCGCAGGCCGTTCTTACGGCCGGAGCGGCGCGCTCCGCCGGCGGCATGGACGCCATGTATATCGGCTATAACCTCGACATGGCGCGGGAGTTCATTGACGTCTGTGGCATGTGGGCGAAGTCGTTCTATGACATCGCCGCGAGCGTCAAGGAGTACCTGTTTCCGGACGGCCGGGACGAGAAAGGGGCCGACCGTTACATTCAGGCCTTCCGGATCCAGTTTGCGAGCGGCTTCGAGATTGTCGCGCTTACCTCCAAGCCCCGTTCCCTTCGCGGCCGGCAAGGTTTCGTCATTGTCGATGAGGCTGCGTTCCATGACGATCTCAAGGAACTGATCAAGGCCGCAATGGCGTTCCTGATCTGGGGCGGCAAGGTCTGCATCATTTCCACCCATGACGGCGAAGACAACCCGTTCAACGAGTTGATCCAGGACTGCCGCGCCGGCAAGAAAAGTTACGAGATCGTCCGCTTCGATTTTGACGATGCCCTCAAGGACGGCCTTTACCAGCGCATCTGCTTCCGGACCGGAACCGAATGGACGCCCGAGGGTGAAGCCGAATGGCGTGCAGGTATCCTGAAAGACTACGGGGACGATGCCGACGAAGAATTGTTCTGCATCCCGTCCAAGGGCTCCGGGGCCTTCCTGAATGGCGCGCTGATCCGCTCCAGGATGGTAGACGGCATTCCCGTTGTCCGCCTTGAATGCAGCGACGATTTCGTTTTCAAACCCGAGGCCGTTCGGATTGCCTATGTGGAAGATTGGCTCGATCGCGAGGTCAAGCCGCTGCTCGCAGATCTCGACAAACGCCAGCGGCATGTGTTTGGGGAAGACTTCGCCCGCGTTGCTGATCTGAGCGTCCTTTGGCCATTTGCCGTCGGGCGTGATCTGCGCCTCGACACGCCGTTCACGATCGAGCTGCGCAACGTTCCCTATGAGCAGCAGAAGCAAATCCTTTTCTACCTGATCCGGGGCCTGCCTCGCTTTTCCGGCGGCGCTATGGACGCCGGGGGCAATGGGGCCTACCTCGCAGAGGTCGCGCAGCAGGAATTCGGCGAACACATGATCGCTGCGATCAAGTTCTCCAAGGAGTGGTACCGGGAGAATACGCCGAAGTTCAAACAGGCTTTTGAAGATGGCGACATCCGGTCAATCCCGCGCGACGACGATGTCCTTCAGGATCTCAGGAGCTTCAAACAGATCCAGGGCGTGGCCCAGATCCCGAGCGATGAACGGACACTTGAAAAGGCGAAGCGGGGACGCAAGCGCCATGGCGATGCCGGCATCGCCTGCCTGCTCGGTCACTTCGCGAGTGAGCGGGACATTCCGGAATACGCCTACACCGCGCAGGAGGAAACGATCTCATCCAGCCCGCTTTCCGACAGCGCCCTTAACGATGCTTCAGGGAGGCAGCTTTGGTAGGGCTTATCGATCAATACGGCCGGCCGATTGAGAAGGCCGCCTTGTCCAAGGAAATCGCCACCCCGGAAATCATGGGGGTCAGGAGAACCGTCGAGGACCGCGAAGCCTCAGGCCTCTCGCCCGGCCGATTGGCCCAAATCCTGATCGACGCGCAGAACGGTCACGCCCGCGCTTATCTCACGCTCGCCGAAGAAATGGAGGAGCGGTATCTGCACTATGCATCGCAGCTCCAGACTCGCCGCTTGGCGATTGAAGGCCTGACGCCAGTGGTGGAAGCACCCGATGGCGTCCCGACCAAAATTGTTGACGCGGTCAAGGAACTGATAGACGGCGCGGACATCAACGAAACCACCGGGGAACTCACTGACGGCATCGGCAAAGGCTATTCGGTCTGCGAGATCATGTGGGAATATGAGCGCAAGTCACTTCGGCCGGTGGAATACAGGTGGCGGGATCCGCGCTATTTCCAGTTCGATCGAAAATCTCTGACGCAGCTCCTGCTGGCGACCGACACCAACCTTGATGGAGAAGAACTCCCGCCCGCCAAGTTCATCGTGCACAAGCCCCGCACCAAGGCGGGCATCCCGTTGCGGCGTGGCCTTGCCCGTCCTGCCGCCTGGGCATTCCTGATCCAGTCGTTCGGCCTGAAAGACTGGGCGGCGTTTTCCGAGATCTATGGCATCCCGATCCGCGTCGGCCGCTATCACTCGACGGCGAGCGACCAGGACAAGCGCACTCTGCTCCGCGCGGTCAAGGCGATTGCCAATGATGCGGCTGCCATCATCCCTCAGGGAATGGACGTCGAGTTTCACAAGGTGGAAGGCTCCCACGGCTCGGCTGTCTTCGGCGAGCTGCTCGATTACGTCGATCGGCAGGTTTCCAAGGTTGTCGTCGGGCAGACGATGACGGCCGACGACGGCTCGTCGCTCGCCCAGGCGGCAATTCATAACGAGGTGCGTCTCGATATCAACGAGGCGGACGGAAAACAAATGGCGGCGACTTATAACCGCGATCTGATCATCCCGTTCGTCAACATGAACTTCGGCCCCCAGGAGGTCTATCCGCTCGTCTCCTTCCCGGTCGCCCAGCCGGAAGATCTCAACGCGCTCACATCTGCCCTCGGCACATTGGTGCCCATGGGGCTGAAGGTCAGCCAGCGGGAGGTGCGTGAGAAGCTTGCCTTGTCCGAACCATCTCAGGACGAAGAGATCCTGACGGCGCCGGCAGCGGCGAAGGTGGAGACGCCAACCGACGATCCGAAAAAGACAAAGGACGGTACAGAGGCGGAGAGCGACAAAGCGAAGCTTGCCGCCCATGTCGCCGGCTGTGCCTGCGCGGCTTGCGCAAGCCTGAGTTCCGATCCCAATCCGGACCTGGACGAGTTCGACCGCCTGTTCGGGTCGATCGACTGGGAGCCGGTCACCGATCCGCTTCTGGCCCCGCTCCGCAAGATCATTCTGGAGGCAAGCGATTTTGCAGACGTGCGCCGCCGTCTCGATCAGGCCGGCCCGGACAGTGAACCGATGCGCCAATCGCTTGCCCGGTTTACGGCAATAACCCGTGGCCTCGGCGACGTGAGGGACGAGGACTGATTTGGCCGAAACCTCAAAGGACTTCAAAACACCGCGAGAGGTCACGGATTACTTCCGGCAGAAACGGCTTCGGCCGGGCTTCTCGTGGGTGGATGTCTGGGCGCAGGAACATGCCTTTGCGTTCACGGTTGCCAAGGCCGTTGATACGGAGCTACTCGGCACCTTCCAGAAGTCGCTAGACGATGCGATCACCAACGGCGAAAGTTTCGAGACCTGGAAGAAGAAAGTTGCGGCCGATCTCACAAAGATTGGTTGGTGGGGGCCACGCCGGGTTAAGGACCCAACCGACATCGCAGAGGACAGCCTGGTCGACTTCTCCCGGTCGCGCCGGCTTAAGACGATCTTCTGGTCAAACATGCGCTCCGCCCGAGCTGCGGGACAGTGGGAACGCGTTCAGCGGACGAAGCGCGCATTGCCTTTTCTGCTCTACGTGCGCTCTGTCGCGTCCGATCCGCGTCCGGAGCACCTTGTCTGGGCGGGTACGCTTTTGCCTGTCGATGACCCCTTTTGGAACACCCATTTTCCGCCGAATGGATGGGGCTGCAAATGCGCCGTCCGGCAGGTCTCCAGATTTGAAGCCAACCGGCTGATTTCGGATGGAGGGTTTACCATCGACGGCGAATGGGTCCGGATCGAAAAGACCGCCCCTCAGATTGAAACCAGAACCTTCAAGCACAAGCGCCGGGACATCGTTGAGGAGGTTCCTGTCGGGATCGATCCGGGCTGGCACACCAATCCCGGCCTGTCTCGTGCGCGCACCTTGATTGACCGGCTGAATGAGGAACTGGACGCGGTCGGCCCCGATGTCGCCCGGTCGCGGATCCGCGATCTATTTGCCGGCCGCACACCCGATGTGTTCGCCGGGATAAAGGAACGGGTTCATCTTCCAGTCGCGGTCGCTCCGCAGCTTCAAGACGTGTTGGAAGCCAGGACACCCCTGATCGTGGCATCGACCGACACCATCCAGGCGAAAACGTCCAAGCATGCGGTCGTCAGCATCGACACCTTCAGCATCGTCCAGGACATGCTTGACCTGGGCACGATCGTTGACGAAGGCCGCTCGGAAAATCAGCGGGCGGTCTATCTGAAACTTGGAACGGAGTGGTGGAAGCTGGTCATCAAGCGCTCTGCCGA